TTTATTGGAGGGTACATCCTCACCGCAGCAACCACTATATCTATAATGGGTATATTCCAAGCTGCATTGGTTGGTTTAGTAGGTGGTTTCTTTGGTCTTATAGGCAAAGAGGTGTTTTACTACATCAAGAGGCAGATAAAAAAATAAACAGATTTGTTTACTTCTGATGTGCATATTTTGCACACGAGGGTAAAAACACAGAAAAATTACTCTTGTAAGGCAATAGCCTTAAAACCTAAACAATAAATCAGGCAATAACCTTAAGATATGAGCAGATTAGAAAAGAACTTTAAAGAAGGGGTAACGACCACAATCTTAGGATTCTTCTTATTGATTGGGAACTTCTACTACTTGACTGAGAAGGATGGTGATACTACTATCTTCTTTGGTACATTACTTATCTCACTTGCACTATTCTTAGCACCTGATGATTTAAAGAGTGGTATTAAGGCACTCATCAAGAAGAACCAAGATAAAGAGATATAATGGCCATTGTTTATAGGCACATAAGGAAAGACACAGACAAGCCTTTTTATATCGGCATAGGTTCTTCTGTGAAGAGAGCCTATGAAAAGAGAAGCAGGAATTCTCACTGGAAAAACATAGTTTCAAAGACCGACTATGAGGTCGAGATATTATTTGATGACTTGACTTATGAGCAGGCTAAAGAAAAGGAAATTGAGTTCATAAAGCTATACGGAAGAAACGACATCGGAACTGGAATATTATGCAATATGACAGATGGAGGTGATGGCAACAACAACTTCTCTGTAGATACTAAAGAAAAAATATCAAAGTCATTAAGAGGCAAGACTCAGTCAGAAGAAACAAAAGCAAAAAGAATAGCCACACTAAAAGAAACTTGGAAAAGCGAAGAGCTTAGAGAATTAAAAAGAATCCAGTCTAAAGAATTAAACAGACTTGGTCTCATAGGAAACAAAGGTATGGTTAGCTCAAGAAAAGGTGTGAAATTCACTCAAGAGCAGAAAAACAAGCTTTCAGACTCTTTAAAAGAATATTATAAAACACATTCATCTCGAAACAAAAAGAAGTTTACAGAATTAGAACTTTCTATAATTATAGATGGGCATAAAAATAAGGAATCAATATTGAGCATAAGCAAAAAGTTAAACGTGTCCAGAAACGCAATATACACAGTTATAAATGAAAACTTCAAAAAGGGGTCTTGAATTAATAAAGAAGCACGAGGGGTTTAGTAGCACTCCATATTTGGACGCTGTGAGAATCCCGACAATAGGGTATGGTAATACTTTTTATCCTGATGGCACTAAGGTAACAATGCAAGACAAGCCCCTCTCTAAGGAGGTGGCTGACTTGCTTTTAAAAGTAGTAGTGTCTAAGTTTGAGAAGTGTGTTAATGACAACGTAATTGCTGACATTTCTCAGGAGCAGTTTGATGCTTTAGTATCTTTCTCATATAACTTAGGATGTGGTGCTTTAAAGAAGTCTACATTACTTAAAAAGGTAAACGCTAATCCTTGTGACCCATCTATATTGAAAGAGTTTATGAAATGGAACAAAGCAGGAGGCAAAGTACTAAGAGGTTTAACGAATAGAAGAATAGATGAGGCTAATTATTACTTCGGCGATACTATTGATTAGTAGTTTATCGTTTACATCTTGTTCAGTTAAAAAACAAGTAGCAAAGACAGAGTCTAAAGAGTCTTTAAAGACAGAGACTAATACAATCATTAAACATACTACCCAAGACTCTACTCTCTTAAACATAGACACCTTTGAGATAGAAGTCATAGCAAAAGACTCTCTAAAGCCTATTGAAGTAACTTTAGGTGGTGTTACAAGAACTTTCTCTAATGCAAAGTCTGTAACTATCAGAAAAAAGAAAGAGTCTCTTAAATCGTCTGTAAATGCTTCTACGGAGGTACAAGAGAATAAGTCTGAAGAGTCTATTAAAGAAGAGAAGTCTTTAGATAAAGAAGTAAAGAGGACTAACTACGCTTACTTATTGCCTCTTGTCTTTTTAGTTATTTTTATTTTGCTTGCTAAGAAGATTATTAAAAGTTATATCTCTATTTAGCTAATTGCTTTTGTTAGATTCTGAGTTGCGTATGGACATAGGTAGCCCTAAGCCACCCTGTCCATTAATTGCTTCAGTTGAGTTCTTGAGAGCATTAGGACGTCTTAGTAATGTAGGTTCTAAGACTTGCAATTCCACTCATCCTACTGAGTACAGACCTTCGTTTGCTTTAGGTTGAAGTTGTGGTATGTCTGCTTCCCATTCTACCACATTTATAAGCTGATGACCGAATCGTGTTTTCAGACGCTTAAATCATCTCTGCAAATATATGTGAAAAAAGTTTATGTGCAACAAGTCAAATGTTAAAATTTTAATTACATTTGTTTTAAGCAACATAGAAGATGAAAGACATAGATATTCCAGCGAAGACACCAAGCAAAGAAGAATTAGAGGATTTTGTATTTAGAGTGTTATCACACAAGCCTTATTCAGATGTACAAAAGATAGATTCTCTTCTTGAGTTAAACGCTAATATGTATGCTAATCTTGGCTCTGACTCTAAGAAAGGTGAGATTGACGATGTCAAGAGAAAGACAAGAGTTATATACAGGGCTATAAAGTCTATTGATGAAAGACAAGGTAGCCTAATGCTTAGAACACAAGACAAGCAATGATAATGGAAGAAAACAAAAACCTTGTCGATAAGATTGCTGAGAAAGAGCAAGACAACAATACCTTTGGGTTAAAGGTTTTGACTTGGGATATGTTTGATAGTCCAGACACTCCTGGAAGTGGATTTAGGTTTATGGATAGAGAGCTTGTCGTATTGCTTGATGAGATATGTGCCAGGAACAGAATGGTTATAAAGGTTGACCTCGGATATGTTTCTAAGGTTTATGCCGATAAAATAAAGTTAGTCAGCAACGATTCACATAGGGCTGGAAAGGCAGTTAGGCTTCGTTGTGTTGGACATAAAAGGAGATTTAACCTAATTCAGCAACTGATATTATTTGGTGTTGCGAGAATTGCGGTAAACAGAGAAGTTGTGTATTTCGATGTTGATGACTTAAAGGAATATGGTTTTTATCTTTGGTAATTGTGATGTATATTTGATTGATTCTTATTGTTTCTTATTGTTGTTTGTCTATTGTTTGTCTGGGATTAGGGGTTGTGAAAGCAGCCCCTTTTCTTTTGCCTAAATGTTAAAGTTTGTTAAAACGTCTATAAAATGTTTGCGTAGTTAAATTTCTTTCATAAATTAGCCTCAAAAAACTTAAACAACTTAACTATGAGCGTAAAATTTAGTGTACAAGAATGGGGTTGGATAGATGACCCAGAACAAGAAGTAGAACACACCTGCAAAATGTGTGATACACCAATGAGTAAAGAAGGATATTGTTCAAGCGAATGCTTTGAAGCAGACTTAGATTAAAGCTATGAAAGAACTTAGAGACATCAAAGGCTCAGAAGAGTATTACAAAGACAAATACGAGAAGTTAGAGAAATCACTCAGCTTCTTTGTGGACATTGTACTTATGTGTACTATACCATTATTACTAATGCTAATCTTTAGAAACATATTATGAAATCAGGATATGCCCTTAAATTTTAAGAATATATTCAGGTTATAACCTTATAAAGAAATGAACACAATTTTTAAGACATTTATCATAATTACTCACACACCACTTATGTTAATCTTTGTGGTGATAAACTTAATAGACTATGGAAGAGAGAGATTGGTGGAATCACGGAATCAATCCTATAACTGGTTACAAAATAGAATATAGAAGAGACCCTATACAAGAAGAACGAAAATATCAAATGGAGTCAATAAAATTAATATAAAACTATGTACGATTTACTATCCTATAAAGACGCAAGAATTGAAGCCTTATTGAATGAGATAAATAGGCTTAGACAAAGAGAAGAACAACTAACCACATACGTTTTTGAGTTATGTGATAAAGACTGCCCTATTGAGTACAAAGAAGTCATTAAATCTGCCGTTTACGATAACCAAGAGGGATAAGTTCCTTGAGGATTTTAGAGATGCCTATGCTATTATAAAAGATGCTATGGGCAAAGACCCAAACAACGAGAAAGTAGCTAAACTATTCAATTCACTTTCATCAATGTTTTACTACACAATGGAACTCGAACACTCTGAAGATATGGCTCATTCAAGAGTTAAGGAGACTCAAGAGCGACTTGTGGAGATTAAAATAAAATATGAAGAGTTATTGTTTTTATCTAAGAAATAACTATATTGCACACACAAATAATTTAAACAACAATTAAACAACAATTAAAATGGCAACAAAACCTAAACAAATTGACCTCAATGAAATGTCTTTTCACGACAGAGTAATTGCGATTCAGACAGAACTGAAAGCACCAAAGAGCCAATACAACTCCTTCGGGAAGTATAGCTACAGAAACCAAGAAGACATCTTAGAAGCGGTAAAACCATTATTGTCTAAGTACAACTTGTCTTTAACTATTACAGACGAAGTGAAGTCTATTGAAGGAGCATTACCTTATATTGAGGCAAGAGCGATACTACACGCACCAGATGGCAACGTAGAAGCTAAAGCACAGGCTGGTATTGACCCTAATCGTAAAGGTATGGACATCGCTCAATCTTTTGGCTCATCTTCATCCTATGCAAGAAAATATGCTCTTAACGGACTATTCTTGATTGATGACACTAAAGATGCTGACTCAACCAATACTCACGACAAGTCATCAACTACATCAGCAACTGATAAGAAGTGGCTAAATGAGAATACACCAGAGTTTGATAAGGCGTTGTCTTATATAAAGGCTGGAGGTAGCGTTGATGAAATTAGAAAGAAATATAATGTATCAAAACAAGTAGCAGATAAATTAATTAAGTAATAAAGTAAATAAATAACTAAATAAAAAAGAAGATTATGGCAAGTTTATTAAATGTAAGTATTGATGTAACAAAACTCCCAAAGGAGAAATTCGTAAAAGGTAAAAACGGAGCAGTCTATTACGACTTTACAATCTCTGTAAACGATACTCCTAATGAGTGGGGTAAGAATGTTTCTCTGTTTGATTCTCAGACAAAAGAGGAGAGAGACGCTAAGAAGAAGAAAGACTATTTAGGTAGCGGTAAAGTAACTTGGACTGATGGTAAAGTTGAGGCAGTAGCCAAGCAACAACCTATGGGAAATAGCCAGCCGCAACTTGTATCAGTTGACGATAGCGGTTTACCATTCTAAACCTTATATACAGGGGGAGGCAAAAGTCTCCCCTTTATATTTAAACAGGGAATAAATAACAACAATGACAGACATAGAATTATTTGAAAAGATTGAAGCAGACTGCAAAATAGACCCTAAAGAGTCTGTTGAGCATCCACCTGTGGCTATATCTTGTGGATATGCTCAGATGGGCGCAGATGTATATCCTATACCCATTGGTACTTATGGTAACTTTAGCTTTATACAAGCACCGCCTAAAACAAAAAAGACATTCTTCGTTTCTTTACTCGCCTCTGTTTACTTAAACAACACTATTGACTTTGGAGGCAGTTTAAAGGGATTTAGAGAAGGTAAGGCATTAGTACACTTTGATACCGAGCAAGGACATTTTCACGCACAGAGAGTGTTCAAAAGACCTTTAGACATAGCAAATGTAAAAGAGTTTAATAACTATCACACTTATGCACTTAGAAAGTATAGCTACAAAGAGAGATTAGCTTTTATAGAATACTATCTGTACAATAAGGTAAAGAATGTAGGCGTGGTTATTATAGATGGTATAGCTGACCTTGTGAGTGATGTGAATGACTTAGAGCAAGCCAACAATGTAGTTCAGCACCTTATGAGATGGACAGAGGAATTGAACTGCCACATAGTTACAGTTATACATTCAAACTTTGGCACAGACAAGCCAACAGGACACTTGGGTAGTTTCTTGGAAAAGAAAGCAGAGACACAAATACAATTAGAGGCAAACACAAAGAATCAAGGATGGGTTACAGTCTCCTGTAAAAGAAGCAGAGGTTTTCAGTTTGAGAACTTTTCTTTCGAGGTGAACAAGTTTGGTTTACCACAGGTACTTGACTCACCATACGATATACTTGAACAAGGAACATTCAAGAAAGTAATCTAATTAAATCTATTTATATGCCATCTAAGAACACATCTACTAAGACAGAAGCAAAGACTAAAGCTGGGGCTAAAAAGCCTCTTAGAAGCAAGATAACAAAGAAATTGGATGTGGTGTTTAGTGAGTATATAAGAAGGAGGTATTCTGTGAATGGAAAGTCAACCTGTGTGACTTGTGGAAAGACAGATGAATGGAAAAAGATGCAAGCTGGACACTTTATAAGCAGAACGAAATATGCTACAAGATGGGATGAGGAAAACGTACAGGTACAATGTTTAAAGTGCAATAGATTTAATCAAGGCGAACAATATCTTTTTTCACTATATTTAGGCGCGGACAAGGCTATGGAGTTGTTTAACAAGTCAAAAACTCAATGGTCTGCAAGCATAGAAGAATTGCAAAGACTTGTTGAGCATTATGTAAGTTTAAACAAAAAAATGTATTGATATGTTTTGGATTAGCTTTGAATTAATTTATGGGTTTCTGTTAGGAGTAGATGTTCTTCACGATGTAGAACCAGATGGTTTTGAATACACAGAGGAATCAGAGCGTTTTAACCTAATCAGGATATGTTTAGGAATTGTGTTTATACACATATTATACCAGCAAGGAACAGATGCTTGAGATACTTGCAAAGAATCACGACTTGTGGCTTAGAATGGTTCTAAGTTTTGGTTGCCCTAAAGATGTAGCCGAAGACATTGTTCACGAGATGTATCTAAACGTATATAAGTACGTTGAGGATGATGAGAGGATTATGTACGATGACGATGAGGTCAACAAGTTTTACATATTCGTTACTTTAAGAAACCTGTATTTTAGCTACGCTAAGGCGAAGTCTAAGTATAGGTTTGTTGACATATATGAGTACATAGAATCTAATGACATAGAGGATGAGGAAACTGATGAAAAGAGTGAAGAGTTAGATAGGGCTTTGGGTTCTTTAATTGAGATGGTGTCTGAGGAGATTAACTCTTGGGATGTCTATCACGCTAAGTTGTGTAATACATATTTTAAATCGGATATGTCTTTAAGGGATATATCCTCTATAAGTAAGATAAGTCTAACATCTATATTCAACTCAGTAAAGAATTACAGAAAGATACTGAAGGATAAATTTATGGAGGATGTAGAAGACTTTTTTAACGGAGACTTTCACCTAATCAAAAAAAAATCTAAAGACAATGGAAACATTTAACGGAGACAAAAGAACAAAAGAGTACAGAGAATGGAAGGCTAAGTTTGAGGCAGAAACAATCAATCAGTCTGCTGGACTTGGAGACACTATTGAGAAGATTACAGAAGCTACAGGTATTAAGAAGGCGGTAAAGTTTATTGCTGGAGAAGACTGCGGATGTGATGAGCGTAAGGCTAAACTAAATGAGTTGTTTAGATACAACAAGCCAGAGTGTTTTACAGAAGCTGAGTACAACTATCTTATGGATAGGCTCAATGAGAACTCAAGTGTAATTACACCTGTGCATCAGAAAAAGATGCTTGCCATCTATAACCGAGTATTTCACGTTAATAAACAACCTACAAGTTGTGGCAGATGCTTTTTAGCTATCTGGAATGATTTAAAGATACTCCTAAACCAATATAATTAATGGGTTTAATTAGGAACGTAAACCAAGTAAAACAGGCAGTAGATTTCTCTGGCGTTCAGAACGGAGTTATTCATCCATCAGATGTAGATGCGGTTTTGGAATTTAACAATAAGTTTCTTATCTTGATGGAGATTAAAAGAAAGAATAACATAATCCCTACAGGACAAAGACTTATGCTTGAGAGAATGTCTGATAACTGGGTTAAGGCTTGTGAAGGTAATGTAAGCGTTGTCTTGAAGATAGAACACGAACATTACGATGACAAGACCGCCATACCTTTAAGTAAGTGTGTGGTTACTCGTTTCTATGTAGATAATAAATGGAATGACTGCAATATGCCAGTTGTGTCGTTTCTACAAGGACTTGGCAAAAAGTGGGATTTAAACAAACTTAAAGGAATATCTTAGATGAAAAATGCAAAAAGCGGTAAAGAAAGTAGAGTAGATGAATTGTACTCAAGAATAGAAGCGTTAGAACAAATGGCACTTATGACCTTCGATATGGCAAATAAGACGCGCCATATAATGACAAGGATTGAAGGCTATGAAAATGCACACGATAAGTATCAAGCTGATTCAGATGCATTAAAGAAACCACAGGAATTAAACATTGAGATAGAAAGTGATGAGAAGTAGCGTACTACATTATGAAAATGGGACACAAGTAGATGTGATTGAGTTTGCATCTATGTACGGACTTAATTTCAACAGGGGCAATATAATTAAATATGTTGTCAGGGCTGGAAAGAAAGACGATGAGGTTAAAGACCTTGAGAAGGCTTTAGACTACCTACAAAGGGAAATAGAGATTATCAGGGCTAAGAGAGATTCTAAGAGAGATGCTTTCTTGGAGTCTGGTGGAATTATGTATAACTATAAAGACAAATAACTATGCCTTTACCCAAGCCTATGTCTGGGGAAACGCAGCAAGAGTTCATCGCGAGGTTTATGGCTAACCCAAAGATGATAGCTGAGTACCCAAGAGAAGACCAGAGACTTGCTATTGCCTACACCACTTGGAGAGACAGATAGGAAACAAGTTAGCAAACAGGGAGCAGAGATGTTCCCTTTTTTATTTTGAATCTGCATGAATTTTGCCAAAAATTTCATGCAAATAAACCAATATAAAAGTTTGCACATTTAAAAACTTATGATTAGGTTTGCTTAAATAACAAAACAAATAACAAATGGAGACAATTAAAACAATGGATGGAAAAGTATGGGAGATGAGCGACATACTAAACAAGATGCTTGATGACTCATTTTACTATGGTTATCTTGGTTCTAACGCACTTTCTTCTTCTTCTATGAAGAAACTATTGGAGAGTCCTAAATCATACGTTAAATCGCTTAATATGAATTCTGACTCGCCAGCCTTATCTTTGGGTAGATTAGTACACTTGGCAGTTCTTGAGCCACATAGACTTGATGACATTAGGGTTACTGAGGGAACTAAAGCTACTAAGGCATATAAAGATGCGGTTGCTCAGTTTGGTTCAGCTAATGTATTCACTCAGTCAGAGTACACATCAGCAAGTTATATATCTGAGGCAGTTTGGAGAAACAAAGAGGCGGCTTCATTATTAGAGAATTGCAGAACAGAAGTACCAGCCATAAAGGAGATAAATGGTTATGCAGTAAGAGGCAAGGCAGATGCTTTAGGGTTTAATAGAATCATAGATTTAAAAACGACAAGTGACCCAGTTGAAAAATTCCATTGGACTGCAAAGAACTATAACTATGCGCTTCAAGCGGCACTCTATATGTATTTGTTCGATGTGGATGAGTTTATATTTTTGGTGGTCAATAAGGACACTAAGGACTTAGCAATATACGAATGCTCTGGTGAGTTTATACAGGCTGGATGGGATTCTGTTATGCGAGGCATTGATGTGTACAAGAAGTATATAGCAGTAGATAATTCTAAAGAGATTATAAACAACTATATTTATAAGTCTATATTATAGAAGGATGGCTAAGTTCCCAATGGATTCTGAAGAAGAGCAAAGAAAGAGGTTAATAAATGATTATTACCTTATGGCTTTACACGACTTAAAGCACGGTTCTACTATTGAGGAAATGAGAAATAGCCTAAAGATACTTGAGAAAGCAGAACACTATTTAGAGTGTGCTGGAATAAAAAAAGCAATAGATTTAAGCGCATTCTTTACCACAAACGACTTGGTAAGGTATATGCAAAACGAACAATTATTAGATGACCCAAGAATACAAATGACTTATGGAGACGAAGACAAATAGAAAGATGAAAACAAAAAGGAAAGTAGGGAACGGAGGCAATAAGAATCTTGGCAGGTATAAAGGAGTATATACCTTTGGTGCAAAAGATAGGATTGTATATGTTAAAAACAGAGAGGCTGGATTTGAAACAATAGTTAAGTTTATAGAGGAGCATACAGGCGTGACTCAAAAGGTTATGAAGAGTAACACAAGGATTAGGATTGTTTCTGATTGCAGATGCTTGTTCTATTTCTTGTCAAGGACTTATTTAGACGCTTCTTATGATTCTATGGCTAAATATATGAATAGAGACCATAGTACTGCTCTGCACGCCATAAAGAACATTCACCCCGTGCTTTTATCGTGTTCTAAGAGTTACTCTAATATGATTAGCGACTTTTCTTTGCTATACAATAAGGAGTTGCTTGGCATAAAGTCTAAAGATGAGGGATTAGAGGATATTGATGGTGAAATTGACCTCCTTAGAAAGAACAATATGCTTATTGATGAGATAGTGTCTTTAAAGAAAACTATATACGATATGCGGACTCAAATTGAGCAATCTGACCACATATTAACACCAGTTATAAACAAAATACCTGCTGAGAAGTTATACTTAGTGAAGGATAGGCTTGAAGCAATGGTTAAAATGTTGTAAATATGGCTAAAAAGAAAGTAATAAGCTATTATGTGCCTAAAGACCACGAAAGAGAAGGCAATCGTTGGTGTAAAAACAACGGATATGAGGTTTGGGTAGAGGAAACTGCTCACAAAGCCGATTTATACAAGATATTTGTCCAAAAAGGAGACAAAAAGGCTGAAATGAACAAGATTTACAAAGAAGAGGATGTTTGGCAAGCATATTATGCCTTATCCTTTAAAATAATGAATGACAAGTTGAACAAAAATACTAAAAACATAGAAAATGGGAAGGAAGCCAGGAATACCGAAGATACCAAGAAACCAGAAGCCGACAGATGGCAGGAAAAACAACAAACGCTTGCAATCTAAGCAAGAAACTAAAGAAATAGTACAGAGAGCCAAATCTTTGCCTCCAGCAATGGAAAATAAGGCAGTTAAGGACAGAATACCATCGTATGCAATGAGGGCTATGAAGAATGCCTTTGGTTCTGAGCAAGAGGTTTGGGATTTCTTAGCTGAGAAGGCTAAAGAAGGTTCATTTGCTCACCTAAATATGCTTTTTCAGTATAAGTATGGTAAACCTGTCGAAAGGGAGACTACAAACACTCAAGTGAAGCGAAACGCCCCTGTAATTAACTTTATAAACAACCAACCCAACCCATCTGCGCATAAAGAAGCAAAAGATGACACTATTGACATAACAGATACATCTAAGACCGATGAATGAAGAAAAGATACTTGAGATGAGAAGGTCTCTTATAAGCTACTACGAAAACCTTTTAGAGTACACAACAAGAGAAAATCATAGAGCATATATTGAAGCTATGATTGAGGCTTTTAAGAACGATAGGAAGCCTCCGCACGAAGATAGATACGGAAGGCTTGTAACTAAGAAGAGAGCGGCTGGTAGAGTGTATGGTGGATGCGTTGTGTATTGCGAGGAAACAAACCAACTATATCCAACCATCGCTGCCTGTGCAAAAGCATTAGGCGTTAGTGATGTTAGCGTGTCTAATTGGATTAAAGGCAAATGTAATGGTGAATATAAGGTAAGCAAGGTTGCCCAAGAGGATTACGAATATATGAAAGAATTAATAGCATCTGAGAAATGAATCACGAAGAGATAGAAGAACAGGTTAATAGTGGGATATGGATAGCCCCTAAGTACCAAGTGCTATGGAGTTCTCCATCAAGATACTTTCTAATTACAGGAGGTAGAGGCTCAGGTAAGTCTTTTGGTGTAGCTATGTTTCTTTTGGACTTAACTTACCAAGATGGGCATAAGGTACTGTTCTCTCGTTATACTATGGTATCTGCCCAGACATCTATTATCCCAGAGTTTATAGAGAAGATAAACTTGATGGAGGCTATGGATGACTTTAGGATAACTAAGGATGAGATTATAAATCTGACCACAGGAAGCTCTATTATCTTTAAAGGTATCAGAACATCATCTGGTAACCAAACTGCTGCCCTGAAGTCTCTAAATGGCGTTACAACCTTTGTATTGGATGAGGCAGAGGAGCTTGTAGATGAATCAGTCTTTGATAAGATAGACTTTTCTGTTAGAAGTAAGAACAAACAGAACAGGTGTATTCTTATATTAAACCCTACCACAAAAGAACATTGGATATATACAAGGTTTATACAGAACAATGGAATACCAGAGGGTTGGAATGGACAAGAGGGCAATACTACTTATATACATACAGACTACAGAGATAACAAGGGAAACCTATCTGAATCTTTTTTAAGTCAGATAGAGGAAATGATGGTCAAGAGACCAGATAAGTACCAGCACCAGATTCTTGGTGGATGGCTATCTAAAGCAGAGGGAGCGGTTTATAGGAATTGGAGAGTAGGTGATTACTTACAAACGGAGCTTAGTGTTTATGGGCAGGATTTTGGCTTTGCGGTAGATATGTCAACTCTTGTTAAAATTTCGATAGATAAAGAAGGAAGGCGATTATGGGTAAGGGAGATTTATGGGAAGCCTAATATGAGTACAGAGGAGATAGCTATACGAAATAAGATGGAATGTGGTATGGATTTGATTATATGTGATAGTGCAGAGCCTCGACTAATCAATGAGATAAAGCGCAAGGGTGTAAACATTAAACCTACCATTAAAAGACAAGGGAGTATTTTAAGTGGGATTGCACTTATGCAAGATTATGAGATTATAGTAGATAGGAACTCTCACGGAATTGTAAGGGAGTTAAACAATTACACTTGGCAAGATAAGAACGCCAAGCCTGTAGATTCTTTCAATCACTATTTGGATGCAATGCGTTATGCTCTTGAGTATTTAGTGCAAGGACATAACTCTGGTAAATATGTGATACGTTAGTAAATTCTTAAACCGAGTGGGTTCTTAAACTCAGTAGGTGTTTAAACATAGTAGCCTCTTAAACATAGTGGCTGAATCAAGGGTGGGCATTTTGTCTGCCCTTTTTTGTTTCATCTGTTTGGAACTTTGGGAACTTTGGGCAACATTCCAAAGATGCTACCGATTGCCAATCAGTAGCCAAATGAAAATAATTTTGTTAGTCAGAAAAGTTTTTTGTATATGCGCGCGCAGGATTCGTATATGCAATGGGTCATTTGCACTTTAACATTTCTTTAGGAAAATTTTAACATATTAAATTTGCGTAGTCAAAATAGTAGGGCGAGATTTGTTTCAACAAAAGGAATTAATAACTTAAATCAAACAACAATGGAAACAACAGAAAACAAAATTGAAGTAACTTATCAAGAGGCTTGGATAAGCATATTAAGACCAAGCGTTGAATTTACGCTTAACGGAGTTAAATTAGAGGCAACGGGAACTTATTTCAATGATGGAGGAATAGATGATATTGAGGTGAGAAGTGCTGATGACCATTGGGTCTATTTTACGGATATTGATGAGGAATACAAGGTAGGCAAAAGACTGCTTGAGGAAATGGATTTAAATATACACTTAACCTTTTAAATTATGAAAATGACACCCGAAATGCACACAGAAGTAATTGATTTTATCAATAGCACCACAACAGAACAACACTTGTTCTTTCTCAAATGTATTGCAGACAGAATATCAATAAATCTGCACAAATCAGATGGGTGTCGTTGCTACGACATAGAAGAACCATTTAGCCAAATGAATTTAAACGGAATGATGATTGACATAAACATTTATGAGGAATAGCTATGAAAAAGCCAATTAAGAAACTACCTAAAAAGACAAAGGCAAAAGACCTTGTAAAGTTAAACGAACTTACAATTCTATTTGAGGAATTTAATAGAATCTACAATGATAACTTTTTTCTAACTAAATATAAAAAATAACAAGATGGAAACAATATACAATTATCACGAATCAGATGACCCAAGCGCATCAATTTATGGAATGAGTTATGAGCAAGTTATGGCTTTAATCGAGGAACACAATGATTATTTTGAAACAGAATACAAAAGCATAGATGAGTTTAATGATTGTGCAGTAAAGGCGGATGGGATAAGGTACATTGAAAAAGGGAACTTAAATGAATTGGTTGAGAACTACATTAGTTGGTTTTATCACGAGAACGCAAATCCCGATGAGGAGTTATGGTTCTTAATTGACACTATATTGAGTAGTGATAAGAAACAAAAGATGATTGATGTTATGAGCGATTTAATGAACGAACAAAAAGAAACTGAATAGATATGGAAACAGACAACATAAAATGGGTTTACTACATTTGGGATGAAATAAATAATGATTTTGTCACCGACATAGAAACAAAACAAAGGGTGTACTATGAAACATATATCGGCGCATTAACAAACGTTGAAATGACACAAACAATAATCAAAGGGGAATTATGAGAAAGATAACACAATTAGCAGTAAAGAAGTTTTTAAATCACGAGAACTTTAGAATGGGAAATACAGATGTTTGGTCTGGATATGAATGCTCATTAACAAGAATCACCAGATTGTCTTTGCACGGAAATGACATAGCGACAAAAGTATATGATACAATTAAAATAGATAATCAAGGATGGTTCAGTAATACAACCAAAGAACGGTTGAATGGACTACTGCATTCTTTAGGTAGAATAGGAATACAACAAAAGAATTATAAGTGGTATTTAGATGGCAAAGAATGGAATGGAGAAGAAGTAGAGCTATTAAAAAATAATGAATGGGAATACACACATCCTTAAATTCAGAAGGTCTTTAGAACCTTCTTAAACATAGTGGGTCTTTAAACATAGTAGGTGGCTTGCCCATCTCTTAAACATAGTAGGTTCTTAAACATAGTAGGTGTAAAGGGTTGTCCGTTTGGTCAGCCCTTTTCTTATTTAGAACCAATCTAAATAGATGCTTATAACAATAAAATTGATATACACAAATTTTTGTGAAAACTTTAACATTTGGTTTGTTATGTTTTTCGCTCATTTGTTACAAATATAACAAAAGTTTGAATTGTGTTAAAAATGCACACATAATTTTTGCGCCCTATACTATATATATACGTTTGGGATATGAAACCGCCCGCGGTGGGCGATATTGAAATTTTAACAAAACTTTAACAAATTAAATTTGCACATTATGAAAATTATCGCTAAGAACAAAAAAAACCAATCACAAGTGAACAAGGCGGTTAAATTCCTTATCCGCTACAATGAAAACAATGATTTAAGGAACAAAGCCGATGGCGATGGCGATGAGAAACTATGCGCTAAATATGACAAGATTTGCGAGGTTGCTTTTGATAATTATTTGGATGCCATTTCCGAACTACCAAAAACAGAAATTAACGCTATTGAAAAGAAACTTTATTAATTAACCTAATTTATGCCACTATGAAAAACGAATTAAAACAAATGACCCTGGCGGTGCTGACTATGTTAGTCCTAATCGCCTTTTGCATCCTTAACCTATTTTTATTTAACGCTTAATCTTTAGAACTATGAAACCACAAAACATTAGAGAATTATTAGAGGATATTGCGAACCTATTGTTGCATCACGAACAAGAAAACCGCGAGGATATTTTATACGAGGAACTAAATAGGGTTCTTATGTACAAGGCGAATTGTTGGGACATTATTAATGAGGCGCGCCCTTTAAATTTTTATTGCCCTTTATTGGGCGAGTTTAATAAAACCCCCGAGCAACTTGCATGGACAATTTTATACAACCAATTTTTAAACGATTATTCAACCTTAATAGATTAAACAGATGAAAAAAGTATTTAAAAACACAGACGAGGTTATTCACGTTTTTGCACAACGTACACAAGCCGAGGGATACAACCAATCAAGAAGCATATTTTTTGAGGGTGACAAAATATATTCTTATGGGTATCATTATTTGTTGGGCCAATTTATTGATGACAATACAATACTTATCAATGACAAAGGATATTCACAAACCACATCAAAACACATAAGCAAATTATCCTATGCCACAAGTCAATACAGGCGTTTTTATTTGACCGAGGTTGATGTTGATTTAGTTTACAAGCAAGTTAATAACCTATTGAAAAAAATAGAGGGGGCAAGGAAACCACAAACAAAACAAGCGTATATTAATGAGGTTTCTTATTTGGCACATAGGATGAAACAATACCATACCTTTTTAAATATGTCCAAAATTAAAGGGGATGAGGATAGAACAAACAAATACAATAGTATTTTAAACTACGCCAAAATTGTAAAGGATGAAACCCTTTTAATTGATTTAGAGCATGACCTCAACAAGGCTAAAAAAGAGGCACAAAGATTTAACAAGGCTAAGACACAAGAGCAAATAACAAAGTTTTACGAGGGGGCAATAAACTATCTCAACAATATACCCCACGCCCTTTTAAGGCTATCAAAAGAGGGGGACGCAATCGAAACCTCAAGGGGTGCAAATGTCCCACTAAATGAGGCTAAAATACTTTACCACAGAATTAAGGCGGGCAAATGTATTAAGGGGTTTAAAATAGGATATTACACCACAATAGGCATTAAGGATGACACCATTAAAATAGGATGCCACGATATTAAACTAAATGAGGTTCACAAGTTGAGCGAGGTATTGAACTGATTTAAATCACAAACTAAATCACAGAGGGGGGGCAATATAGCCCCCTTTTTTTGTGCCTTATCCATAGTTTTTAATTAGTCTAAATAAATGTACTTTTTTGCTAATGTGCTGATAATTTGATTGGGTAGGGTTTAGATGCATAACAAACCATTCCAAGCCCTTATAAACACTAATAAATCGCTTCTAATAAACTTTCTGTACTAAGGTGATACCTACATATACCTCAACCAAAGATAGTTCCTTAGAACGCTTTAAAATGCGTATTATAGCAAAGTAACGTAAATTGAGGCTTTGGATTGCTATTCACATCGATTTAATGATTTCAACGTAAAACGGACTTTGCTGAAGTGATTCACTCTAATTCAGTGATTTCATTCACTTTTGAAATTGTTGGCTAAACAGTAAGACTAAACAATAATAGGAAAGAGTTTTTAAGCACCCCCCTTGTCTTTATAATTGTTCTTGCAAAAGAACTTGTTTGCGTTCTTGTGGGTTAGGTTGAATGATGTTGGGGTGCATCGAAAGACTAAGGGAGATTATTCTCGACATCGCAATTCCTAAGCCTAAATTTATCTGAACCAAGTGGTGCATAGCCTTCACGAGACATCCACAAGTTTAGCAACTTAAAGAGATTTGCGACTCTGTATATATAACTGCAATATAGCAAAAGTGTTCCGCTTTTAACCTATATTTGTGAATAAATTTAGTTATTGTTATTTAGACTAATTATAAATAAGACTAACGTGATACGAAGATGGTACATAATTGAATAATTTAGTTATATAGATATATGAGTAAAGAGAAGATAGAGTTAGAGTTAAGAGTGCCTACTGAGATGGCAGGTATAAAGCTACATCAGTATCAGAAGTACGCTAAGATATTGAATGGTGTAGAGGACAGAAGCACTTCAGAAGCTGCTGAGTTTTTGAATCTAAAGTCTCTGGAGATATTCTGTGGGCTTACATTGAAAGAAAGCTATGGATTGCCTGTTTCTATGTTTGAGTCTGTTATAGGGCAGATAAGTAAGTGTCTTAATGAGGATGTGCCTTTAGTTAGAAGGTTTAAGATGACTGGTAGTGATGGTGTAACTGTAGAGTTTGGATTTATACCTAAGTTGGATGATATGTCCTTTGGCGAGTATTTAGATGCTGAGAAGTATATGCAGAGCATAGACACTATGCATAAAGCTATGGCAGTTTTATATAGACCCATTATAGCTGGCAAGAAGGACTTGTATTTGATAGAGGATTATAGTGGTAGTGATAAGTGGTCTGAGGTTATGAAGGATGCTCCGCTTAATGTAGCCTTTGGCGCACAGGTTTTTTTTTATCGTTTAGGGAAAAAATTATCGAAATATACAATTCTCTCTTTACATCAACAGGCACAGGAGATAGCGGACAAGGGCAGTTCCTCACTTCCAGAGATGCCTTTGGTAAAAAATGGGGATGGTATCAGTCAATTTATAGTCTCGCTGGAGCAGACATACGAAGAATTGATGAGATTACCAAAATTTCATTACATAAATGCCTAATGTGGTTAGAGTTTGAGAAAGAGAAATCTGATTTAGAGGCAGCAATGATTAAGCAAGCATATAAACAATAAATAGATGACACAGTTTTACGACATATTAGACAAGATAAAGGGCAGGCTAAGGTCTAACCCTAATGTATTTACGGTTACCTATGGAGACATCTTTCAAGTGGACTTAGATAAGACTACGATATTTCCTTTAGCCCATTTAAACATCTCTAATGCACAGATAGGCAACAATACAATTACATTTACTTTGCAGATACTATGCTTAGATGTGGTTGACTACAACAAGAATGACAACACAGATGATGAGTTCTTTAAAAATACTAACCTACACGATATATTAAACACCCAATTACAGGTGGTTAATGATGTGGTAAGTCAGTTGTCGAGAGGTACTTTATTTAGCGATAATGTCCAGCTTATAGGAAATGTAGAGGCTACTCCATTTATGGATAGGTTTGAGAATGAATTAGCTGGCTGGGGAGCCAACTTACAGATACAAGTAGCTAATAACATATCTGTTTGCTAAAGATGAATCAGGACGCTTTAGATAGAGAATTAAAGCTATACGGAGACCTACTTATTAGGGAGTATAGAAGAAAGTTGATGGAGGATAAGACTATTGCCTCTGGAGACCTATCTAATAGCCTTGTTTTCGACATAGAACAATTAAACAACTCTATTGCCTTAGTTATAAGTGGATATAGCTATGGTAGAGTTATAGATGAAGGTAGAAGGGCTGGTGAACCTATGCCAGTTGATATGCGCAGTCAGTTTCCGTTGAGTGCAATAACCAGATGGATTATGAGCAAGGGCAGCTTTAGGATTAGAGACTCTAAAGGTAGATTTAAGCCTAAGACATTGAAGAACGCGAGTAGAGCTGCTTATGGTGTTGCTAAGGCAATTAGTCAAAATGGTTCTTTAGCAAGGTTTAATCACACAGGTACTAACTTCTTAACATTGGTGTTTGAAAGAATATCTGCACAGATGGGGCAAGATTTAGCGTTAGCCTTCGGGGCAGACTTACAGATAGAATTAGAAAAGATAATATATAAGAAGCAATAATAAAACGATATGAGTACAAAGATAAATGTAAGAAGCCCTTACTATGCAAAAGTACCAACAGGCGGAACATCTGCCGCTCTTAACTATGTTACACTTAGTCTTTTTGTATGGACAGGTGAGACTACCGATATACCAGGTACTGCTAACTATACTTTCACTAAGTATGAGATAGCTGACTCAAACTATGTAGTATTTGAATTGTCTGAATACATAAAGGACTTTTTAGTTACTGAGTATGGCAGTTACTCAACAGATATTGTTTGGGTTAAATATAGCTATAACATCTATAATTCATCAGGGACTAACATCTTTAGTGGTGCATCTGCTAATATGCTCGCGGTAGATGGTTATACCAACTTTGAGGATGGGGTAAATGCTGAACTATCTAAACAACTTTTACAATCAAACACAATTATATACTATAACTCAGGACAAGACATAGTATTTCCTATATGGGCTGAGGACTTATCTACTATTACGCTTACCTCTGATGCTGGAGCAGATGTTTTATGGGAAGCGGTAGAAGACTTCTGGAATACTTATGATGTGTCTTGGGGTTATGCGAGTTCTCCTATTGTGATTGCTGACAATGGAGATACAGACCAGAAGATTCAATATGTTAGAATAACACTATCTGCTGAGTTGCAAGATGGAGATACGATTACTATTACTTCTGGTGTTGGTGGTGCTACAACCGTTATAACTCTTGAGGAGATTGAAGAGTGCAGATACACTCCTATGAATGTAATCTTCTACAACAAATTTGGAGCATTGCAGAACATTTGGTTCTTCAAGAAGGCAGTTAATAGCCTAAGCACTACTTCTGAGTCTTACAAGGCTAATATAATTAATTTTGACGCATCTCCAACATATAGCACATCTTCTCCTCAGTATCAGATTTACAACAAGAATGGTAGAGAGAGAATCAGTATGAACACAGGATTCATTGATGAGCAATATAACGAAGTCATTAAACAACTAATGCTTAGTGAGCAGATTTGGATAGACAATGGAACAGATGTCTTGCCAGTTTCACTAAATAGTAACTCGCTCAGCTTCAAAACAAGTGTAAATGACAAGTTGATTGACTACACTCTTGAGTTTGAGTATGCGTTTGACAAAATAAACACTATTAGATAGATGAAGTATTCTATACAGTTATATGTAAATGGTGAGCGTGTTGAGATGTTTGATGACGAAGGTGTTAGCATCACCTCATCTATTCAGAATGTAAGGGACATCGGTAAGGTATTCTCTGACTATTCTCAGGGATTTAATGTGCCTGCTTCAAGACAAAACAATAAAATCTTTAAACACTATTACAATCCAGACCTAAACAATGGCTTTGATGCCAGAGTAAAGGCTGATGCCATCTTAGAAATAAACCACCAGCCATTTAAAACTGGCAAGATTAGGCTTGACGAGGTAGAAATGAAGGATAACAAGGCTTACGCATACAAGTTGACTTTCTTTGGTGGTTTGGTGTCTTTAAAAGATTTGCTTGGTGAAGACCAATTGGAGGACTTGACTTGGTTGTCTAACTTTAACACTAATTACACTTATCTTGAAGTAAGGACTCGTCTTCAAAACGGAAAAGACTTCACTATAGATTCTGTGTCCTATCCAGACGCCATAATAACACCACTTATTAGTGCAGAGCAAAGATGGTACTATAGTACGTCAAGCGGTACTGGTAACTTAGCAGTTGCTACTGGTTCTTCTGGAGGTGATTATACCAATATGAAGTATGCGATTAGACTTTGGTGTATAATTAAAGCTATAGAGGAAAGATATAATGTCGCAAATGGATATGCATCCAGTATAATTTTTGGCAACGATTTCTTTAGTACCTCCGAGAATGACTTTTACAATCTTTATATGTGGTTACACAGAGAGAAGGGCAAGGTTGCGGAAGGAGTAGATAGAAACACATATCTGAATAAATTTCCATTTACTTCCTGGAATGGCACTTATTGGAACGGAGACAACTTTCAGATATTTGACATAAATGGGTTTCAGGCTTCTAAATACAATATGCAGTTAGATGTAAATGTAAGCGCAACAAATTCATTTGATGTTTTCATAGAACAGAATGGTTCTGTAATTAAGTCTTTTTTAAACAATAGCGGAGCTTATTCTTACTCATTTTCCGATTTTGACTTAACAAGCAACGGAACATATAAAGTTAGGGTTCAGCACACATCTTCTTTTGACATAAGTTCAAGCACAAACATATTCTTGACAAGATATTCGCCCACAGGAAATACAACCAACACGTTCACATTTACAGCTAATCAAACACTTAGTACAGACCTGTTGTTCGATATAAACGTCAACATTCCAAAAATGAAAGTCATAGACTTCCTTACTGGACTATTTAAGATGTTTAATCTGACTGCTTATGATAGTGGGTCGGAAATTATAGTTAAGCCATTAGACGCGTTCTACGCAAGCGGAACAACTAAAGACATAACCAAGTATATTGACGTTTCTTCTTCTGTAGTTTCACCTTCTAACTTATATAATCAAATAGCTTTTAAATACTCTGACACGAAATCTTTATTTGCTCAAAATCACTTGGAGCAGTTTAATTATGAGTGGGGTGAAGAAGAATATGCTATACAGGACAAGTATGATGGACAGAAGTATGAAATAACTTTGCCATTCTCACATCACAAGTATGAGAGACTTTATGAAGTTAATACTGGAGCTGCTACTGCGGTACAATGGGGATGGTCTGTAGATAAATTAAATGACGATGGTACTGGTCAGCCTTACTTGGGCGCACCATTGGTGTTCTACGCTATTCAGCAAACAGGCACAAACATCAGGATTACCGATGGCACGTCGCCTGTTGATATTGGTGTTTACTATATTCCAAGCAACTCACTTGCTTTAACGGACACAGATATAAACATCAATTTCAAGGCTGAGTTAAACGAATACACGAACACAGTATTTGAACAGACTTTGTTTAATAACTATTACAACGATTATATCTCTTCTGTTTTTGATGTTAGAACAAGGTTTGTTAAAGTTACCGCTAACTTGCCATTGTCGCTACTTAGTGGAAGTAATGCTATAAAGTTAGAGGACACTATAATTGTAAACCAAAGGGAATATACTATAAACCAAGTGGAGTACAATTTGGGAGAAGGAAAAGCTGAGTTTGAACTAAAAAACAAGTTATGAATACACTAAAACACATATTAGACCTACTAAACAACTCAGACTGGTATATAGGTGATGAGGATATAGACATCGCTAAAGGCAAGTATAAAGCACCGACAAACTTAAAAGAATTAAAGGAAAGCATTAAAAGAAACAGACAATGGCAGAATTAGATAAGTTAATAAAGATTACGGTTGACGCTTCAAGCGTTAACATTGCTATGGGGCAGGTTTCTGAAAACCTATCTCGTTCCGAAAAAGATGTAGATAAGTTCGCTAAGGCTATTGAGCGTAGTGTATCTAAGATGAAAGACTTAGGTGAAACTACAGAACAAGCCGCAACAAAGACTAAAGACCTAACAAACAAAACTGGTTTAGCTGGAGCTGCACTTGTCGAGATTGGTAGAACTATATCCGATGCTAACTACGGATGGACTGCTATGGCAAACAACTTGTCTCAGTTATCAACTTTGATGGTTACGCTTATAGCCACTACTGGAGGTCTCGCGAAAGGATTGGCAGCTCTTGGTAGAGCTTTTCTCGGCCCACTCGGTCTTATTGTTGGTTTTCAAGTAGTTATCGCTCTTATTGAAAGGTTTGCTTTAGGTAATAAAAAAGCAGCGGAGTCTATGAGTTCAATGTCTAAAAGCGCACAAGAGCTTGGCATTGTTATTAATGGTTATTTGAGGCAGCTAAACGATGTAAACACATCAGAAGAAGAAAGGCGGGTTCTTCTCTCAAGAATAGCATCTAAGTCTACCGAACTTAAAGATATAATAAAACAGAACAAAGACAATCTTGTTGATTTAAATGCGGAGATTGTTAAATACATAAAAGTGCAATCATTAAGAGCGCAACTTGATGATGAGATAAAAAAATCAGACGAAGCCAAGGCTAAACTTGATAAGTTGGCTCAAATATATAGAAAAGACGATGTTAAAGCTATGAGGCAATATATAGCTGAGTTGAGTTTTTTCCCTACTTGGTATTCTAAGTTAACAAATCAAATGTTCTCAAGTGATGAGTCTATAAGAAAAAGTTTCAAATCTATGGCTAATGTTGCGCTTCAAGAAAGTGACGCGGCGGCAGGTAAGGTAAATACAATAGTTGAGAGTCTTTCTAAAATAGATACAACAATAGAAGAAGAGAATAAAAAAAGAAACTCTGCAAGGTTAGCTACTTTTAAACAAAACTTGTTTGACTTATCTTCTGAAATAGAGAAATATAGACAAGATTCTTTAGAAGACGCGAATCTTAGTGCTTTGGAAGCTATAGAGCAAGAAAGAGGATTTGCTATAGCCGCTCTTGATGTTAAGAAGAAACAATTTATAGATGAGGAGACTTTAAGAAAAGAAAACTACGTCAAACAACTTGACGAGAGAAGAAATCAAGCTAAAGAAGATGAGAAGTGGACTGAGCAAGATGAGGAAAACTATAGAAGGCTTAAATTAGAGGCTGACGAAACCCTTAAAGGAGAACTTCTTGAGGCTGAGGCTGAGTTTAATGACGCAATGCTTATGCTAAATGAAGCGTTCAATACTCAGTTGCAGATTCAAAATGACAAGCAGTTAGATGCTGCGTTTAACGCTTTTAAAATATCAAGAGACGCCACAAGAGAAGCTGAACAGAAGTATATAGAACAATCTCAAAGAAACGAGACTGCAAGGCTTGAGAAACAAGAAGAGCATAGACAGGAAAACTTTGAAAGAGATAAGGCTTACTTGCAAAGAGAGATTGAGTTAAGAAAAGAGCGCGGAGAAATAGTTATTGCTCTTGAAGAAGACTTGCACAGGCTTGAGGTAGAAAATACAAGAAAAGCTGAAGAAGCTAAAATAGCTATTAGAAAAGCTACTCTTACTCAAATTGCTGATAATATAGATAAGTCTAAGGAATATGTTCAGGCACTTTCTGACTTTATTAATGCTGACTTTGAGGCTCAATCCCAAAAGGAACAAAATAAAACTAACGCCATAAATAATGAGCTTAGAGCGAGGCTTGCTAACGAAAACCTATCTAAGGAAGAGAAAGAAAAGATAAACCAGCAAATCGCAGCTAATGACGAAAAACTGAGATTAAAGCAGGAGGAGATAGAGAAGAAAAGATTTAAAACAGATAAAGCGTTTAGAATATCTATGGCTTTGATGGACACCGCCTCTGCTGCTTTAAAGGCTTATGTTTCTCAATTATCCTTTGACCCAACGTCACCTATTAGAGCTGCTCTCGCTGCTGCTGCCGCAACCGCTTTAGGTCTTGCTCAAGTAGCTATGATTTCTAAACAACAGTTTCAGTCATCTGCATCCTCTACACCGCCAAGCGTAAGCACGGGAAGTACTGCTGGCGCGGAGACATCTGTACAAGCACCAGACTTTAATGTTGTAGGTCAATCTAATGTTAGTCAACTTGCCCAACTTGTACAAGCGCAACTTGATAAACCATTTAAAACCTATGTGGTAGCTAAAGATGTGACAACTGCTCAAGAACTGGACAGAAACAGAGTTAGCGCGGCTACAATTTAAAACAATTTTAAACAATTAAGTTACATATATATGAGAACTATAGAATTATTTGTAGATGAAAACGATGAGTTCAGCGGAATAGAAGCTATCTCAATCGTAGAGAATCCAGCAATCGAAGAAGACTTTATATATCTATCAGCAATGCAAGAGAATGTAAATCTTGCTGAAGTGGACAAAGAGAAACGCATCCTTATGGGTGCGGCTCTTATCCCAAACAAGAAGATATATAGAAGAAACGAAGATGAAGAGTATTACATTGTTTTCAGCGAAGACACAGTAAGAAAGGCTGCCGAGTTATTCTTATCAAGAGGAAAGCAGAACAACTCTACATTAGAACACGAGGTTGGTTTAAGTGGTATGTCTGTAGTTGAGTCTTGGATTGTTGAGGACTTGCAGAAAGACAAGAGTGCGTTCTACGGATTGGATGTACCCGTAGGAACTTGGATGGTTTCTATGAAGGTAAACAATCAAGATGTATGGGACGAGTATGTAAAGACTGGTAAGGTAAAAGGATTCTCTATTGAAGGAGAACGCCTAAAAGCCAAAGAAACTCTTGATTTTGATGAGATGGAGGCTTTGTCTAAGATTTACGAACTCGAAGAAGCCATTTTAAGCGCGTCTAACATCGAATTACAATCTTATAGTGATTATCCTCAAGCTGCTAAAAATAATGCGCGTAGAGCCTTGAAATGGGCTGAGGAGAATGGCTGGGGAAGCTGCGGAACATCTGTAGGAAAGCAAAGAGCTAATCAACTTGCAAGTGGTGAAGGTTTAACTCGTTCTACAATAGCAAGAATGGCTTCATTTAAACGCCATCAGCAAAACAAAGATGTTCCTTATTCAGAAGGATGCGGAGGTCTTATGTGGGATGCTTGGGGCGGAAGTGCTGGAGTTAACTGGGCAATATCTAAACTTAAAGAAATAGATGGCAACTAAAAAACAGAATGTAGCTATAAAGGTAGAGAAACCTAAAGTATCTCGCCCTAACGTACACGCAAAGAGTCAAACCTCTGTGCTTAAATCAAGTAAGAATTACAAGAAACTATATAAAGGGCAAGGTCGATGAGTACGGTTTATAATACATCTTATAAGGTTCACGTTCAGGAAACTACTGAAGCTGAAGTAAACAACTTAAACATTGAGCAAGGTGCTATGCAAGTCACCGATGAGGCTCTTTATATGGGCTTCAATGGTGAGAATGTAAAAGTATATCCACAGAGTGCTGCTGGACAAGGATTGGGTTGGTCAAGATATGACGATGGTTTATGGACATCAAGCAACAAGCTCCCTTTATTGCAAGATACTGAGATTGTATTGCCAAACAATGCTGCAACCGCATATAGAAGTCAGACTGGAATAGATTACTATAATTCTACTTCATTAAAGGTATTAGCCGACAATCTAAATGATACTTATATTATGACTATCGTATTTAAGTATTCTGCACCAAATGCGAATCAGACTTATTTGGAGATTCATTTTGAGGGTGGCAACGGAACACCATACGACAGAATAAGAGACACCATTACATTCCCAAAAGGAAATGATGCTGCTCACGATTATCATCAAGTATTCCAATACTATGCCGATTCAAGTTTTGTAGCTAATGGTTCTCAATGGAGAGTAACTGCTAAAGGTGGCACTGCGCAAGTTTGGGATATTATTTACTTCATACAAAAAACACAAAGTTATGCTTAAAAAGAATAAGACTGCAAGTAGAACAAGCCCTAAATCTGGCAATAGAGGTTGTTTATGTAAAGACAACACATATTCAAGAAAGTGTTGCGATGGGTCTATGCAGGCTCAGGGTATTGGCAATATAACTAAAATAAGTTAAATGTTTAAATCACTATTTATGAAAAAGAAGAAAGAATTAGAGAAACAAGCACAAAAACCGATTGAAGCTAAACCAATCTTAGAGAAGGTTGAAGTTAAAGAAGATAAGTTACCTAATGGCGCAAGAGTTATTGTAAGCCATAACGGATAAATAAAAATAAGTTAAAAATACAACAGAATTAATATCTATAGTTATATAAATAGATTTTCGTTGTTAAACTTAAATAACACCTAAATACTAATCAAAATTAATTATATGAAAGCCACAGAACTCGTTGAGAAACTAAAGAATGTTTTCTTGTCTGAGGAGGTTGCTCAAGATGAAGTAAAAGATGTTGAGGCGCAAGCTGAAGTTATCTCTGCTGAATTGGAAGCACAACCCGAAGTTGAGGAAGTGGTAGCTGAAGAACTTGCTGAAGCTCCTGTTTCATCTCCAGAAGACGAAATGTCTCCTGAGGATGTTGTTGAGGATGTTGCTGAAGGTGAGGAAAAATATGCTACCAAAGAAGAGTTGGCAGGTGCTATTGCTGAAATGAAAGCAATGTACGATGCCATTATGCAGAATATGAAATCTGAAGAGCAAATGGAAGTTCCTGCTGAACTAAATGAAGACTTGTCTTTTCAAGAAGCAGCTCAACCTCTACTACACTCTCCAGAGGCTGAAGTATCAAAACAAGAAATGCATTTGTTTGCTAAAAACAGACCGATGACTACTCTTGACTTGGTAATGTCTAAAATTGCTAAATAATAAACCTAACTAATAAATTAATTTAAAATGGCTACTACTACTTCAATTACCACTACCTACGCTGGTGAATTTGCAGGCAAATATATCTCTGCCGCTCTTTTGTCAGCCTCTACCATCGAAAATGGTGGAATCGAAATCAAACCGAACATCAAGTACAAAGAAGTAATCAAGAAAATTGCAACTAACGATTTGTTGAAAAACGCTACTTGTGATTTTGACCCTACTTCTACTTTGACCTTGACTGAGCGTATTCTTCAACCAGAAGAGTTCCAAGTTAACTTGCAACTTTGTAAAAAAGACTTCCGTTCTGACTGGGAAGCAGTACAAATGGGATATTCTGCATTTGACAACTTGCCTCCTTCTTTCGCTGACTTCTTAATTGCTCACGTTGCTGCTAAAGTTGCTCAAGCTAACGAAATCAACATCTGGAGAGGTGCTAACGCTACCGCTGGACAATTTGATGGTTTTGTGCCTCTTATGACTGCTGATGCTACTGTAATCGATGTAGTTGGCACTTCTGTTACTGCTGCTAACGTAATCGCTGAAATGGGTAAAGTAGTCGATGCTATCCCTGCTGAATTGTACGGAAAAGAAGACCTTTACTTGTACGTTTCTCAAAATGTAGCTCGTGCTTATGTACGCGCTCTTGGCGGATTTGGTGCTTCTGGTCTTGGTGCTAATGGTACTAACGCTCAAGGTACTCAATGGTGGAACAACGGTTCTTTGTCTTTCGATGGTGTAAAAATCTTCGTTGCAAACGGACTTGCTGACAACTATATGGTAGCTGCTGAGAAATCTAACTTGTACTTCGGTACTGGCTTGTTGTCTGACCACAACGAAGTTAAAGTTATCGATATGGCTGACTTGGATGGTTCTCAAAATGTAAGAGTTATTATGCGCCTAACCGCTGGTGTACAATACGGAATTGGTTCTGACATCGTTCTTTACACTCCTGCATAATCTTAATGATTGAATAGAGAAAGGGTAGGTAAGCCGAAAGCCTGCCTGCCCTTTTTTAATTAAACAACTACCTACAATTACTTAACTTTTAAAATATATACAAATGGCTTGTGATTTATCATTAGGAAGACTTGAACCTTGCAAAGATTCAGTTGGAGGATTAAAGAACTTGTACTTTGTTAATTTCGGAGACTTAGGAGCTATTACATACGATGCAACGAACACAGACGTGATTGACGCTATTGCTGGTACTCCAAACGCATATAAATACGAAATTAAAGGTGCATCTTCTTTCACTCAAAACATTCAATCAAGTAGAGATACTGGAACTACCGCTTTCGAGCAAGTAGTAGAAGTAACTCTTAAAAAACTAACTGTTGCTGACCACAAAGAACTAAAACTTCTTGCTTACGGAAGACCTCACGTTATCGTAGAAGATAACAACGGAAACTACTTCTTGGCTGGTCTTGAACATGGATGTGATGTAACTGGAGGAACTATCGTTACTGGTACTGCTATGTCTGATTTGTCTGGTTACACTCTTACTTTAACTGGTATGGAGAAGAAACCTGCAAACTTCTTAGGAGATACTCCTTCTGCGGTTGGATTCACTATTGTATCTGGTTCTTAATTAACCAAATTGTTGCAATAAACTTAGAGGGGGCATTTGCCTCCTCTTTTTTTATACACATATATGAAACAAAAAAGTAGTTTTTAGTTATATGTATAGAACTCTTTGTTGAGTTTGCATTATAAGAAGAATATGATTAGGCTAAACCCAAGTACTTCAGAACAAACTTTGCAGATAGTGCCAAGAAACTTTCCGACTCTTGCTGCGCCATTTGACAACATTAGTCTTGTTATTACTGAAGATGGAACAGGGATTAGTGAGAGTTTCTCTGATTTAGTTGCTGAAGTTGCTTCAGATGTAAGTAATTTTGTAACAATAGATGTTGCTTTTACTATTCTCAAGGAAGGATATGGATATTATTTAGAGTTTAAAAAGGGTGGCGTGCTTTGGTTTAGAGATAAGGCGTATGTCACTTCTCAATCAAATAAAACCGTTAAACATACTATCAATACTAATTACTATGAGCAGTATGAAGATGGTGAAAGCAACGACTACATTATTATATAAGATATGACTAAGAAAATAGGAAGAGTAACGATGCAAGCCCAGCCTCAGCCTAAAGCAGAATACAAGAGTTCTGTAAAGGTTGTGAATCTGTCTGGATATGCCTCTCCAGAAGTTAAAGAGGTATATAACAGAGACTGGGTTGAGTACGGAGAGTACAACGATTACTTTGATATGCTTATTGAGCGTTATTTGGGCAGCCCAACTAATGCTGGGTGTATAAATGGTATTTCAGAAATGATTTATGGTAGAGGTCTTGAGGCTACAGATAGCGACATCAAGCCAGAGATGTATGCCAAATTTAAACTTCTCTTTAAAGCTAAAGATGTAAAGCGTATTGTAAATGACTACAAGATGCTTGGTCAAGCAGCTATTCAAGTTGTATATAACAAACAAAAGACACAAATCTTACAGGTGCTACACTTCCCAATGGAAACATTGAGAGCAGAGAAAGCGTCTGAGGGCAAGATTAAGGCTTGGTATTACCATCCTAAGTGGTGTGATATTAAACCACAAGATAAACCTAAGAGAATACCTTCTTTTGGCAATGGCAGTAAGACAGAGACTATTGAGATGTTTGTTATCAAACCTTATAAATCTGGCTTCTATTACTATGCTCCTGTTGACTACAACGGATGTCTTCAGTATTGTAACTTAGAAGAGGAAGTTTCTAACTACCATATCAACAATATAAAGAATGGTCTTCAGCCTTCTCTTTTGATTAACTTCAACAATGGTGTTCCACCAGAGGAGACTCAAGAAATTATAGAGCGCAAGATATATGATAAATTCAGTGGGTCTTCTAATGCAGGTAAGTTTATTCTTACTTTCAACGAATCTGCTGATGCTCAAGCTGACTTACAACCTATTCACTTGCCAGATGCACACGCACAATATCAGTTCTTATCTACTGAGGCAAGAGAAAAGATTATGATGGGTCACAGAATTGTGTCTCCTATCCTTATGGGTATTAAAGACAATACAGGCTTTGGTAACAACGCCGAAGAGCTTAGGACTGCCTCTGTTATTATGGATAACGTAGTAATCAGACCTTTCCAAAGAGACCTTATTGATGGCTTTAACGAGATACTAAACTTTAATGGTATCTACTTAAACCTATACTTTGTTACTCTACAACCTATCGAGTTTACGGAACTTGACAACATCGAGACTAAAGTCCGCAAAGAAGAAGAGACTGGTGAGAAGGCTAAATTATCTTCTGACTTAGAGTCTTGTGAGATGGATGACTTCTCTGATGAAGAAGGTGAAGAACTATATAATACTCTTTTTGATTTAGGAGAGGTTGTAAGCGATGAATGGGAGCTTGTTGATAGCCAAGTATTAGATGGAACAGAAAGTTCGTTAGAAGAGCTTAAAATAGCCTTAAAAGAGGTGTCAGAGCGTGATGCGTCTCCAGAGAAGAACTCTAAGCAAGACAATAACGGATTTAAGGTGCGTTATGCTTATTCTCCGATGAGAAAGAGTCCTGGAAGTAGATTGTTCTGTCAGAAGATGGAGGCTCTTACTGAGAGAAACATTGTGTTCCGTAAAGAGGACATTGATATGATGTCTTTCAACGGGGTGAATGCAGAGCTTGGTCATCAGAAACGCAACTATTCACTATTAAAATTCAAAGGTGGCAAGAACTGCAAGCACTTATGGGAGAGAAAGGTATATAGACTTAAAGTACAAGCTGGGTCCGAAGTAGATGCTTCTAAGGCTAAGTCTGAAGGTTTTGTAGAGCCTGTTAATCCAGCAGAAGTAGGTATTAGACCTGCTGATATGCCAAACGGAGGTGCTTATCCTAAAACTAAATAATTATGGCTAACAAGGCACTATTCATAACTATAAACGACATAAAACGCAAGTCTATCATTGATGGAAATGTTGATAACGATAAGATATTGCAGTTTATTGAAGTAGCGCAGGACACACACATTCAAACATATTTGGGTGGTAAGTTGTACACTAAGCTACAGACACTAATTTTAAACGGTACTATTGATGATATTGGGAACGCAAACTATAAAAACTTATTGGACGATTATATTAAGCCTATGCTTATCTGGTTTGCTCAGAGCAGTTATCTTCCTTTTGCGATGTACCAAATCAATAACGGAGGGGTTTACAAACATCGTTCAGAGGCTTCGGAGACAATCAGCTTAGAAGAAATGCAAATGATGCTTGCCAAGATTAA